TATACGAAAAAAATCATATAAAAAGAAACCCTACAGAAGGTAGGGTCTCAAAACAATGTAAACTATGAAAATCGTGAAAATCAAAAAATCACAATACAAATATAATGAAAATACATATACAAAACATTATTTTCTTGTTTTTTCTATAGAACGACCTCCGAAGTATGCTCCAAAAGCAGTAATGGCTAAAAGTTGCCACAGGTCAATCCAAGAATCCTTGATTTCTAGGTTTACAAAACCAAAATCCACCAAAGTAAAAACTGTAAGGACAACGAGTAGAAAAATAAGCGATAGAGGTCTAACCGACTTTGTGAGCCAATTTCCTTGCATATCAGCTTCCCAACGCTTTGTAACTTCTTTTTGAATGTTGTAATCATAGTCTAATATTATTTTCTTCATTTCACGTTTTGCTAATTCTTTCTCTTCTGCTGATGTATGTACTTTGTCAACAATATCACCAACATTTTTAACTAGTTCATTAGCACCTGAACTAAACAATTTACTTAATAAAGCCATATCGCTGAAGGTTTTAATGGATCGTTGTCGCAATGTAGGAAGGTCTTGCCCACCCCAATACGTGTGAACCCTGCTTTTATTAATGCACATAGTATCTTTTCTCTACTAGCACTATTATTGCAATGCACGTCTGCTGCACAAGCCTTGAGATGGCTCGAGCCAACTCGACCACCTACACGCTGATTCCATTCAATCGTTCTGAATCCACTATTAATTTTAAAAGGTATTCCTGCTATCTCTCTAGCTTTAGAAAGCATCTCCATAAAAGAATCTTCCATAGCCTCCCCTGACCCAGGTAAATCAGGCGAATCAAATTCTGTACTGTCAAAATATTTATACTTCTTATTCATAATATATTATTTAGCTATCACGATCTTCAGTATCTTCTACTTCTGTTTCTTTAATCCAACTATAGAACTCGTTGAGAACAGTATCAATGCCTGTAGAAATAACTTCAGCCTCAATAACCTCAACATCATCAACTTTGTTTTCTGCCATAATACAAGTACAGGCTACTAACCCTTTCTCACAATTGCAATCCATTTATCTTAAATTTTTAAGTCTTTCGTTTTCCTTTTCTAGGAAGTCAACCTTAACTCGTAGCTCACTAACTTGTGCAGTAAGTTCTAATACAGTATCTCGTAGTTCATCTTTCTCATCTGAAGATTGAGCCAACAAAGTTTCTAGATTTCTAACTCTAGCTTTTAAGTCATCTCTATATTGCATACCATCATCATTCTTTAAATCATCTTTACGAGCTTCTGTTTTAGCTTTTATTCTTTCACTTAAAAAGTTCCATAGTGCAGTAGAACCTGCTACTGCTGCTAAAGTAATCATTATTTGTTGTATTGCTTCCACTATCTAATAAGTTTTTCGTGAAATACTCTAATCATATTCCATAAAGAAAACACAAGTATTACAATCCAAGCACTTTTACTTCCAATGAGCAATCCCTGTGAAAACAAATTTACACAAGTTATAAAACAAACCATTGCAGAAAGCTGAACACCTATCATTCTTTTATTTAAACATCCACACCATAGTGATGCGTATATTTGAAAAAGACCTGCAACAATTCCAAAGATACCTAACATCCAATTTTGTATTACGAAGTCTCTGTAAATCATTAAAGGAAGTACAAAAGTAATGGCAAGAGCAATCATTATTTCATTAGGTTCGCTGTCGCTATACCAAAAAATATCTTTTACTCTGTGTAAACTACTTCTATTGTTGAATTTAATCTAACAACTGTGCTAGATGCAGCAGTTGGTTTTAGTGTTACGATCAACACATCGTTTGCTGAAAATGTAGATGAAGATGAAAGACTACCTGTTGCAAATAAATTAGGAGTAGTGTTACCTTCTCCTGTTTCAGTAACAGTAGCACCTAGCTGTGTAAGAGCAAAACCTGAAGCACTTTCATCAGTAGGAGTACCTTTGTATAATCTAATTTCTACACTTCTAGTGCTATTAATTGCTAAAAAACCACTAAAATTACTTACATATCCACCTCTTGTGCAGAAAAGTTGTGCGTGTGCAACTGCTTCTTGAGCATCTGCTGTTGGATTAGTAACAACAGTATCAAAGGTATGAGTTGAATTACCTGAATATGTTGGAGCAAACTCATCTGTTGCTGATTTACTCATAAATCCTGAAACTCTAACAAATTGAGTGGTTCTTAACCTATCATCTTGCCAAGATATATTTCCTGCATTATTTTTAGTAAGAACAGTATTGTTACTTGCTGTACTAAAATCTTTAGGATTATGAAGTTGGTCGTTAGGTAGACTGTTGTGTTCGTTACTTGCCATATTATATACTTGCTACAAAAATTTCTATATCAACATCATTAGAAGCAGGATTCACTTGAATACTTGCTATATCAGCCATTGTTCCAAAGCTAGGACTTGTGTCTGCTTCTGCCAACATTAAGTCATCAGGAGAGCCTAATATGTGAGATTCACCTGCTGCTAAAACAACTTGATATAATGTTGCTGCACCTACGATAGCTAACTCAAGAGGGTTTGCATCATCCATATTAGTAATTCTAATGTACTTTGTATCTTCTAAATCAATAGCATTTGCTGAAGCAAAAACATTACCATTGAATGTTGCAATAGTTGTCGTTTGACTAGCTATGCAAGTAACCACTCTTTTGAATATACTTGTTATATTAGCAATGCTTAATGACTTTGTGCTACTGTAATTAGTTCCACCTAATGTAATAGTTTCTGATATGTCTACTGTAAGCGTTTGTGCTGTTACTGTACTTGCCATTATTTCTTAATTATTTTAATCTCTGTTATTAATTCTTCTTTCATAATGTTAAGGAACTTGATAAGTTCTTCTTGGTCTATTTTATTGTAGCCACCACCACCGTGTTCCTTACCACACATCCAAGAGCCATCAGGCATTTGATGTTCCCATCCATCAGGACAGTTAGGGTTTTTTCTTGCGTTCTCTGTTTCTTTCATCTTTTCCTTTACAGGATGTCCTTTTGGTAGTAAATCTGTGTCGTGAGTACCACCTTGAAAACGACCCTTTTTCATAACAAAAAGAAAAGAATTTACACGAGCAAATGCCCATTGCTCTGCGCTTTTTACATTTGGTCTAACACTATCAGGGTTAGTCTTATAAGCACCTAAACCTCTTTCAAATACTGCTGCTAACTTCTTGTAAGTAACTCTTGGATTCCAATCTACTTTCAAGTCTTTAACCTCTTCGTTATGTGCCTTAACCTTGTTCTCTAATCCTTTTTTAGATGTTTCGGTAATTTGATTCTTTGCATCCTTTTTACCTTCTAATTTTTTAGTAAGCTCTAGTATAACATCTTTCATACCCTGCATACCTAAATTACCTATAACACCCCATTTAATCTGTGCGACAACACCTGCTACATTGGAAAGATTTGGCTCTACATCACCCTTGAACTTTTGTCCATCTCTAAAATGTCTCTTTGCCCAGGATTCTCTTTCCTTTATCCACCTTTGTATAGCAGGAGTGTCTTCACCTTTTCTTGCTCTACCCCAAAGAGTGAAAGCCTCATTACCTCTAATGTTGCCTCCTGTTTTCCATATCTTTGGTTGTTGCTCCTTTAGATTTTTAGCAAACTCATAGTCAAACTGCTTTTCCTCGCTGTTACGCAAAGAAATCTTTTTATCATCGCCTTTTTTTGGAAAATTTGTTGCCATTAGTAAAATATTATTCCTCCCATTTTAGTTGCATTGTCACTACGAGGCATTGAGCTATCACCATCTTTACCAAATAATGGATAGTCATTTGTTTGATCCTCGTGCTGTATATAAGCTAACATATCCTCCATAAGAATCTGTGCTTTTCTTAATGTGTCCTGTTTCTGCATATTAAACTGTTCAGGAGTAGCTAATACAGAAAACTCATCTATATTAGCCATCACACCACTTGAAGTTGTGTTAAATGATATTTCATTCATAACCTCAAATCTTACAAACCAACATAATGTACTTTTCAAAAAGTCATTTATCAATGTTGTGTTAGCTGATGTTAATGTAGAGTTGTGGTTTTGTGTTTTCAACTCTTCATACATATCTAAACCTAACATTGGTTTGATATGAGCAAGTTCAGCTATTGTAATAATATTATCTGTAATCAAGGAAAGATCTGTAGCTTGATTAGTAAATGAATTACTTATCACTTCAGATGCTGTCACCAAAGTATTGTATTGTCTTACATTAGCCATTGTTTATTTCTTCTTTTGTTACTGTTATTAATTCTCTGTCAGTCAAGAACATATCACCATCTTCTCTAGGTTCTAAATCAGAACTTAATATTGCTCTTTGCTCGTTTATAGTAAGAACTTGTTTTGGATCAATGTCTGATAAGAATGAAATAGGTGGCTCGTAAGCAACTTTTAAATCTTCGGTATCTAAACCTACCTCTCTGTTGATTACTTTCTTTATAGGGTCTAATAAGATGTTTGTAGTGTCTTTAATAACTGTAGACATAGCAAGTTCATATGCTATTCTAATCTCACTACCTGTGTTGTTCATCTTACCTGATGAAACAATACCACTCAAGGCAGGTTGCCATCTATGAGCAGTTATAATGTTTTGGTCGGTTAACTTCTGTAAATCTAAAAAGTCACCATCTTCCTTTTGGTTAATTATCTGAACATCAGTTGAACGAGAGTCATCACCGTTCTTAACAAGGAATAATATCTTTGAGTTGTTGCCACTACCTGTAAGAGTATCTTTTGCAGTTTCAACAAACTTCTCTGCCTCTGCCTCACCAAAGTCACCATTAACAGTAACAATCGCTGAAGGACTAAATCCATTCTTAAATGATGTGTGGTTATATTTTCCTATTTCATAATCTATTGCTATGTGTTCTAACGCTGCTACATAGTCAGGTAATCCATAAAAGTTGAATGTACTTTCGTAATCTTTGTAGTGTAGAACAAATCTACTTGAAGATATTTGTGGGTAAACAGGTATTACTTGCTTCTTTTCAGGAGTCTTATCATAGTTTGTCCAATCAGGATGAAAGCAAACACTCTTCTTGTTTTTACTTATCCTTGCTGTAGAAGCATCTTTATGATATAAGTTTACTCCACCATCGTAGATAACACCTTCTAAAAAAGCATTACCATAAGTATAGTAATCATCAGCTAACTTCTTGAATACATCTTTTAATGTTTCTCCATTAGCATTTACATCATCAATAAAACCTTTTAAATCTTCGTTTTGCGTTATAAAACCACTACCTGTAGTAAATGTAGTTTTTTGTGCTAGTACAGAACGATGTGTAGAAGATTGCCTTTTAAGTTCAGAAAGGTATTGTGGGAAAAGATTATCCTTACCAAACGGTATGTAATCACCTCTTAACCTTTCAAGGTCTTTTACCTCACTATCGACTGTAGGAGTACCAAGGTTTACAAAAGCATACTTAACTAGACTGTTGTCCTTTGTCTTGTACGTTTTTACTTGATTTTTTTGAGTTTGTTTTTTTCTTCGGTTCTGCATCTTTTGTAACGAATTGAGTGTAGCCTAAATCGTACACTTTTTGTAACTCTTCTTGAGTAGCTGTTTTCCAGGAAACTTTGAATCCGTGTTTGTGGAATTTAGTAGCTCCTGAATTTAATTTTTTCTTGTAAGCCATATGCAAATATATAAAAAAATAAGATCAAGGGGAATAATCCCCTATCACTCATCTTTAATTAATACTATGAAAGTACGTTTAAGCTAGTATCAGTAGCCATTGTAGAAGTACCTGTAAACTGTCTTGGTAACTCACCTGCCATACAAGTGATAGTTACTGTACAACCTGTTTGGTCTCCTAGAGCAGCACCTGTGCTAACCTCTAAACCTGTCATAGTAGCGTATGTTTGGTTTCTAGCTATAACATCTTCGTTTTTGTAAGCCTCTGATAAACCTACTACATAATCGTTGCCATTGAAATCTTGAGCTAGACAAACCAATGGTTCGTGCTTCAAGTTTTCTAATGCTTTTAAGTGTGCAGAAGAAATATGAGGTACATAGAAAGATATAGTTTGCTCAAACATCATCGTTCCGTTTTCTTTAGTAGCAGTTACAGATAAAGAACCTGTACCGTTTTTAAGTTCGAAAACACGCATTGTATTAGCACCTACTGAATTATCTCCATCAGCCAATACGATTGCACTATATGCGTGATCGTCTGAATCATCAGGAGTAGTAGTAGTAACACGAGTTGATGATGCTATAGAAACGTATTGCAGACCACCTCT